ATATAATGGAACGATATAAAAAAGGGGTCGAAACTCATAGTAGTCCCCAACCGGAGTTTCATTTCAATGCACCAGTGTTTCGCAAAAAAGGCATTCTTAAAGGTCTTAAATCTATTCAAGACTTGCCCAAGGAACACCCTGCAAGACGCATTGTTGAGAAGAGAAGGTTGCCACCTGAGTCGCTCTCCGATTTATATCTATGCGAGTCATTTTTTAAATTCACGAATTCGATAATACCGAAGAAGTTTCCTTCCTTGGATGGTGATCATCCAAGATTACTTATTCCATTTCGTGATGAGAATGGTGAAGTTTTTGCTTATCAGGGTAGGGCCTTTGGTAATGAACAACCTAAGTATATCACCATCAAGATTGATGCTGATCGTGACAAGATTTTTGGTCTGGATAAAGTAGACAGGAGCAAACCTATCTACGTTGTTGAAGGCCCGTTAGATAGTCTGTTTCTAGATAACTGCATTGCAGTAGCTGGAGCAGACTTTAGTAATATGGAAGGTGACCTTACGGTTATCTATGACAACGAACCTAGAAACAAGGAGATTAACAAACAGATAGAGAAGACAATCAATCAGGGGAAGAGCGTATGCATGTGGCCTGATAATATGAAATGTAAAGATATCAACGATATGATTATCGATGGGTATTCAAAGGAACAAATACAAGAAATTATAACAAATAATACCTTCTCAGGTGTCGCAGCAAAACTGAGGTTCGCTGAGTGGAGAAGGATATAGGAGCAAGACAAAAAATGAAAACCGCTGAAGTTGTATACCTCGAAACCACAGAAGAATATGTTGGAATTAAAATAGACAGAACAAAAGATCAATTTTTATCAGAACATGCAAGTAAATTACTCAAGGATTATTACCAGACTAAACAAGAAGTATCACCACAACAGTCATATGCGCGAGCAGCGGTTGCGTATTCAGATGGTGATATGGAACTGGCGCAGAGGATTTACAACTATGCAAGTTCCGGTTGGTTTATGTATGCGTCACCACTTCTATCCAATGCTCCTATGCCCGGTGAGAATACCAAAGCTCTTCCTATCTCTTGCTTTCTAACATACGTTCCAGACTCGCTGGATGGTCTTATTGACCATACCGCTGAGTTGCGTTGGTTGTCAGTTAAAGGTGGTGGTGTTGGTGGTCACTGGAGTGATATTCGTGCCGTGTCTGATAAGGCACCGGGCCCGATGCCATTTATCCATACAGTAGATGCTGATATGACCGCATATCGACAGGGGAAGACCCGTAAGGGGTCATACGCTGCATATATGGACATATCCCACCCTGATATTATTGAGTTCCTAAACATGCGTATTCCTACAGGAGATGTGAACCGTAAGAACCTCAATCTACATCATGCGGTGAATATCACTGATGCATTCATGAGAGCAGTAGAACGTGATGAGACATGGGATTTGGTGGACCCAAATGATGCAACGGCGCGTGATAGTATGAGGGCAAGAAAGTTGTGGGAGATTGTGCTAGAGACACGATATCGCACGGGCGAACCATACCTTAACTTTATTGATACATCTAATCGTGCGTTGCCACAGACCATGAAGGATAGGGGGCTCAAGATTAATGGGTCTAACCTGTGCAATGAAATCCACCTACCTACCAATGAAGACCGTACAGCAGTGTGCTGCTTGTCATCCGTCAATCTGGAGAAGTATGACGAATGGAAAGACACCACAATGATTCGTGACCTCATTCGATTACTAGACAACGTGCTTCAGTTCTTCATTGATAATGCTGGGGACGAGATTAGTCGTGCAAGGTATTCTGCTACACAAGAACGCTCACTTGGTTTGGGTGCGATGGGTTGGCATTCTTATCTGCACAAGCATCGTATTCCTTTTGAGTCTGAGATGGCAGAAACCAAGAACAACCAGATTTTTGAGTATATCAAATCGGAGGCAGTTGCAGAGACAGAGCAATTGGCAATAGAACGTGGTGAGTGCCCAGACATGGGGGGCACAGGCCGTCGTAACTCTCATCTACTAGCAATTGCACCCAATGCAAACACTTCAATCATCTGTGGTACGTCACCATCTATTGAGCCCAACAAGGCAAATGCATATACGCATAGAACCCGTGCTGGTTCCTATCTAGTTAAGGATAGGTATCTTGAAGAAGAGTTGGTGGAAGCAGGAAAGAATGATGCTGATACATGGAGCTCAATTATTACCAATGGTGGATCAGTTCAACATCTCAAGTTTCTATCTGATGAGGTGAAAGAAGTGTTCAAGACCGCTATTGAGATTGACCAAGACGCAATTATTTCTCTGGGGGCAGATCGTCAGAAGTATTTGTGTCAGGGGCAGTCGCTTAATGTGTTCTTTCCAGCAGGTGCGTCTAAGAAAGACCTACATAAAATACATTACAATGCTTGGAAGTTAGGCTGTAAGGGATTGTATTATCTACGCACAGAAACTTCAAACAAGGCAGAGAATGTGTCAACCAAGGTAGTGCGCGATGCACTGAAAGATTATGAGACTCAGGTAATGAGTCAAGAGGAGTGCGAATCGTGCAGCGGATAAGAGTAGTAACGAAATCAGATTGTCCATTTTGCAAAATGGCAAAAGGTTGGTTGAAGGAACATGCGTTTGAGTATGAAGAACAGTTGATTGACAACGAAGAGGAGCGCCTTGCGTTCTATCAGACCATCAATGGTGTTACAGAGGTTGTGGGTGAGATGAACACTCGTCGTATAAATTCTGTGCCACAAATTTTTATTGATGACAAGCGTATCGGTGGATACGATGACCTGATGAAGATAAGTGATGACTTACTAAAGAAGCGTAGTGGTGGTGGGTTGATGCAATTTAGTCAGACATATAAACCATTTCATTACCCTTGGGCAGTAGAGATTACCACACGACATGAGAAGGCACATTGGATTGAGGACGAACTTGATTTGTCTGAGGATGTGTCGGATTGGAAATCTGGTAAGGTCACTCAGGTTGAGAAAGATTACGTCACCAATATTCTACGTCTGTTCACACAGTCAGATGTTGCAGTGGGCCAGAACTATTATGATCAATTCATTCCCAAGTTTAAGAACAATGAAATCCGTAACATGCTTGGCTCGTTTGCTGCGCGTGAGGGTATTCATCAACGTGCTTATGCTCTGCTGAATGAGACACTTGGATTACCCGACAGTGAGTATCATGCGTTTCTTGAGTACAAGGAAATGGTCAACAAGATTGAGTTCATGCAGGAGGCAGATAATAGCACTATGAAGGGACTAGGACTTGCACTTGCAAAGTCTGTGTTCAACGAGGGGGTTGCACTGTTCGCATCGTTTGTCATGCTTCTCAACTTCCAACGGTTCGGTAAGATGAAGGGTATGGGTAAAGTTGTCGAGTGGTCTATTCGTGACGAGTCTATGCATGTTGAGGGGAACGCTAAATTGTTCCGACAGTTTTGTGTTGAGCATCCCAAGGTGGTTGATGATGAGTTCAAGGGAGACATCTATACGATGGCTCGCGTTGCAGTCAAACTAGAAGACAAGTTCGTTGATCTTGCTTACAAGATGGGAGAGGTTGAGGGTCTGGATGCGGCTGAGGTAAAGTCATATATAAGGTATATAACAGACAGACGTTTGTTGCAGTTAGGTTTGAAAACAAACTTTAAGGTGAAGGAAAATCCTCTGCCTTGGTTGGATTGGGTACTGAACGGTGCAGACCATACTAACTTCTTTGAGAACCGTGTTACAGAGTATGAGGTGGCAGGATTATCAGGTAACTGGGATGACGCATACCAAGAGGTTGCTGCATGAAATTAATAGTGTGTGAAGATTGTGAGGCTGAGTTTCAAATAAAACACAAGATGGATGAACATTATTATTTTATGAAGTTTTGTTCTTTTTGTGGTGGAAGTATTGAAGAAGAATTAAAGGATGAAATATCGTGGGATGAAGACGAGTGACTTGGCACTACAACGGCAAACCATTTACAAGCGAGATGATAGAAGATAACCTTGGGTTTGTTTATATAGTAACTAACAAAAAAAATAGTAAATTGTATATTGGTAAAAAAGGTTTAACATCAAAAAGAAAATTGCCTCCACTGAAGGGTAAGAAAAGAAAACGCATCAAGATAGTGGAGACTGATTGGAAAACTTACTGTGGTTCAAGTGAAGAAGTAAAGTTGTTAGTAGAAGAACACGGATTAGAATTGTTTGATAGAAAAATAGTTAGGCTATGCAAGTCAAAGGGTGAACTAAATTACTATGAAGCGAAACTTCAGTTTGAGACAGATTGTTTATTAAAACCAGATGAATACTATAATGCGTTTATCGGATGCAAAATAAGTCGTTCACACCTATTAAATAACCAAAAACCCCTAGTGCCCTAGTGGTAGTTGATGCAGAATACTTTATAAGGATACATAATGAATGAGTATGTTGAGCAATACAAACAATATCATGCAAATCTAAATACTAACTATCCAGGTAACAATTTAAAACCTCAGTTACAACATATAAAAGATTTGGTGCAGGATACTAAAGCCAAGACGCTTCTTGATTTTGGATGCGGTAAGGGTTTGCAGTATACCAAATACAACTACCATAAAGAGTTTGGTGTTATGCCTTCTTTGTATGACCCTGGCGTACCAGAATTTGACACATTACCAGAAGGTAAATTTGATGGTGTGTATTCTACAGATGTAATGGAACACATTCCTAAAGAACAACTTCCAGAAATATTTGAAACCATATTTGGAAAGGCAGAGAAATTTGTCTTTCTTGCAATATGTACTAAACCTGCTATAGCGATATTACCAAATGGGGAGAATGCTCATTGTACTGTTGAGCCTATAGGATGGTGGAGAACTGTGATAGAGAAATACGCACCAAAACGTGTTTATACCCACCTAAAAACCTATGGAAATTGTAATAATTATGAAATTCTTAATGAAGACCTTTACTTAGATTGGTATTTGTCCACTATAAATATCCAAATCACCTAAATAATCCTATATAATATTTTATAGGAGTCGGTGATGGAAATATTTACTATAATCGCTGAACTTGGTTTTACGATCACTGCCGTTCTTGCTGGTGGTGCGTTTATCATTATTCTCTTAAAATATATATTAGCATCAGTGGTAGATTCCGCTGCGACATTGAATATGTTGATTACGGGATTAGACAACCGTGTCAAAACTATTAATAATGAAATTGTGAGACTAGACTCTTTGGTATGTCATGTGCTTGGCGTGAAACCAGATGTCCGTAGGATGTCTGCTGCCGATGGCAAGGAGGATGCCAGAAAGGACTAGTGTAATGGAAGAAATTATTAAAGCAGTTCAAGAACAGGGTATCACTATAGTCATGGCTGTGGGTATGGGTTATTTCATATTCTTTATATGGAGATACGTTACCCAAGAAATCCTCCCAGCATTAGAAAAAGCAACCAGAACCACCATCGGCCTTATTGATAGGATACGGATGCTGGATAATGACATGATACGAATGGATCAGAAGATTAACACCATAATTGAACTGAGGGATATAAAGCAGGAGAAGAAGGATGAGTAAAAACTTTTTCAGTCTAAAAACAGGTCATCATGCTTCAGATGAATTTTTTAAGAATCAGTCATTATGGCATGACAACGATCTTTTGAAATCCTTCTTATTGGGAATATTTATCGGCGGTATTGTTGTTTGGTTTTTTATGTTTATGAGTCCGGCCCATGCTGCTGATCTTACTCATACATGGAAGTCTCCTGCTTTTAGTGGACAGGGATACAGCGCACATGTTCTGACTATTGAGAACCAAGAGTTTTCTAGGAAACAAGCGCTTAAAGAAAAGAAGGAAGCAGAAGAGAGGCAATTAGTACGCGATGCTGCAAATACTAACCTATCTAAATTTATGAAGAATGTTGAGTCAAGAATATACGCCCAACTTTCAAAGCAACTAGTAGATAGTATGTTCGGAGAAGACGCTTCAACTTCCGGTACAGTTACTTTTGAGGGTACAACAATTAGTTACACCAAGAGTAGCGAAACCGTAGAATTAACGATTGTGGATGGAAATGGTAGTACGACTATTATCACTGTTCCTGTTGGTGACTTTACTTTCTAGTTGCAGTGTTGTGCTAGAGGAAGATGCGCCGGAAGAAACTTCGGCACCACTAATAGATGAACTTTTGACTATGCGGCCACCTATGCGTAAGGTTCCGGTGGCTGTGTATAAGTTCACTGATGTGACTGGGCAAAGAAAGCCTGGTAACAATCTTGCTCTGTTGAGTAGTGCTGTTACACAGGGTGGTGATATATGGCTGCTGCAAGCATTAACGAGGGCAGGCCATGGTGAGTGGTTTCAAGTCATTGAGAGAATGGAGCTGGAGAACCTACTAAAAGAACGACAAATTATACGAAACACGCGGAAATCGTATGATGGAAAAAAAGCAGAAAAGATTAAGCCGCTATTATTTGCAGGAGTATTA